ATCGGTGGTCGTACAGCGTATGACCCTGTATTCCATGCGTTGCGTTTGGCTAACCCTATGCGTGGTTTAAGCCGTGCCGTTGCAACTGATGGTGCTACTTATCAATTCCGTGCAAAAGTTGGTAACGCAGGTGCATCATGGGGCTATGCAATCCAAAACAACGGTTCAGCAACAACAGTAAACACAAACATTTGGCAATTAACTTTGCAAGACCTAAACTGTGCTTTCCCAATCCGTACAGCATCATTGGATGACATTGACGGTTTAGAAGCCAATGTGGTTGATGACATGATGGTTGAGTTCTCACAAGCTGAAGCATTGTCAATGATTCAAAACAATGACCAAACAGATTCACCTAATACATACGGTGGTACAAACGGTTTGCGTGGTTTAAATCAATACGGTGGTGCTAATAGCACATACACAGGCGGTACAGTAAGTGAATCTGCATTTGGTTCATCAGGTACAGGTTCTTCATCAGGTTTACATAGCGTTGCAACTTATGACCAAATTACTACAAACGGTTTTGGTTCAGCAAACAATGTTCAATACAAAGATGTGGTTAACTTTATTTACAGCTTGCCACAGCAATATTGGACAGCAACAGCTAAGTTTATGGTTAGCCCGTTGATGTTACAAGCAATCCGTGGTTTGGTTGATGAACAAGGCAGACCAATCTATGTTGACGGTTTAGCCCGTACTGATGGTATTGTTGGCACATTGCTAGGCTTTGATGTTGTTGTTAACAAGTATTTGGAAAACCCAACATCCGCAGGCGGTTCAGCAGGTACAAACAGCCAATACCCAATGTACTTTGGTGATTGGTCACGCTGTCACGCAATCGTTGACCGTTTGAACATGGTTCTTCGCAGATATGACCAAACACAAGTTGGTTTCATCACATTCTTTGGTGAAAAGCGTTTGGCAACATCAGTTGTTGACCCATTTGCATTAGTTCGTTACCGTTCTACTGCAACAGGTGCTTAATTAAGGATGGGGGTGAAAGCCCCCACCTTTTTTACAACTTATTATGGAAATAAACATGAAAACCAAACCAATTCTTGAAGCCATCAAAACAGCCTTAAAAGAAGGCGAAGCAACAGTAAACTTAAATGAAGCATCAGCACTAACAGGTTCAGGTAGCGGTGTTGGTGGTCGTGTTATTTATGATGATGCTTTTGCATCAAAGCGTGAACATAACCCATTGCGTGATGTTTCACGAAAGATTATTACAAGCGGTTCAGACGAAGCGTTTGTTGTTAAAACAGGTAACGCCACATTAATTCAAAGTGGTACAGATAACCCGTGGGGCTATCCAATCAATAACAATACAGGTTCACCAAACATTGCAACATCATTTTGGCAATTGCCTGTACGCTGTATCAATGCAAGCGTACCCGTAAGAACGGCTGTATTGTCAGACATTAATTATCTTGAAGAAACTATTGCTGAAGATTTGTGGATGGAATTTTCGCAACAAGAGAGTTTGGGAATGATGTTCAATAATGACCAAGCAGGTTCAACAACTGTTAACTATGGTGCGACAAGCGGTTTGCGTGGTTTAAATAGTTATGCAGGTTCAACTTCATCAGCATCATTTGGTACAAGCGGTTCAGCCATTACTAACGGTTTGCACACAGTTTTGCAAGTTCAGCAAGCATCAGCAACAGCAGTTTCTTATGATGACTTGGCTAATTTGCAAGGTGCTTTGCCATCACAGTATTTATACAAAGATACAACTGCATGGATGATGCACCCAAGCACAATTCAGGCATTGCGTAAGCTAAAGGCATCAACAACTGCCAATAATTTCTTAGAAATTGGTAGTGAAGATGGCGGTGCTGTTATTTATATCTTTGGTCATAAAGTTATTCCAAACCCGTACATGGATGTTGCAGGTGACGGTAAGTATCCTGTTTATCTTGGCGAGTGGGATAGATTCTTTACTATTGCAGACAACGAAGAAATGTCAATTAAATTGACTGAACAAACATCAGTTGGTTTCATTACTTTCTATGCTGAAAAGCGTGTGTGTTCAACAATTCGTGATGTATTCGCAGGTGTGCGTTTAGTTGGTGTTGCTTAATTAAAGGTTAAATCATGGCAAGCGATTATTTAGGTATTGCCCCAAACCTTACACAAAACCGCAATCCGTTCAACTATGAAAAGGTTGAACAGATTGGCAGGGATTTTGTAACGGCATGGTTGACACTTGACCAAATCACCAATCAGTTAAACCTGTTTGAAGATGAAAGCCAAGATGCTTACCTGCAAGGGTTAGAAATTGCAACACGCATGGCGATTGAAGATTATTTGGGAATGGCAATATTCCCAACTCAATACCGTGTGTTCTATGGCAACCCTGCTGTTGCAGGTACAGCCCTAAGTTTGGATTTGCCTGAAACAACGCAGAATCAACAAGGTCAAGTTGGTGTAACAATCAATTCTGTTAAGTTTTGGAATGGTGACATACCATCAGTATTGCAAACTTTATCACCATCAAGTTATCAGTATGATTCAACAGGCAACAAGGTTATTTTGAATTCAATGCCGTCAACAATTAGTACACAGGTTACTAATCCAATGGTAGTTGAATACACAACAGCCCGTTCACCTTTGGCAAACTACCCTGTAATTCAACAGGCAGGTTTGTTGTTGTTAACACATTTATATAACAATCGTGCAAACAGTAATGAACGCATCATGCACGAAATACCGTTTGGCGTTGCCCAATTGCTTAGACCATACAAACCATTGGTGATGTAATGGGCATTGTTAGATACGAAAATACAACAATTAATGAAGTAACCAACGGGGTTGATACTTTTGGCGAGTACACAACGACTATCACCCCTTTGTTTACATCACGGGCATTGGTAAATGATGTATCAAATGCCGTAAGAATTTCTGAAAGATACCGTGTGTATCAAGATTTGGTTAATTTGACATTTAACTATACGCCTAACATTAAGCGTATTGTTGATGACCAAGACCAATACAGCATTACATGGCGTGGCAATGATTGGCGTGTGACTGATGTGCGTGAAAGCAATGACCGCATGAAAATCACATTAATGTGTTACAGAAACGACCCTGAAACGACAGTATGAGTACACAACAGAATCCGTCAGTATATGCACAATGTATTCAATATCAGCTTTCTGACATTGTTTCAGTACCCGTGTACGCCAACTTCAACAGAAATTTTGCGACTGAACCGCAATTTTTGACATGGAATTTGCGGAATGTGCATCAGCCTGTTTATACAGGGCAAGACCAAAATAACAAAGGTATTGACAGACCTGTATTCCAAATCAATGTTTTTTCAAAAGATATGGACACGGCTTTTAATTTAAGCAATACCATATTACAATCATTACACGGCTATTCAGGAATGTTTGGCAATCCTGCCACAAATGGTTTTTGGTTAGCTAAAGCAGATGTTTTTTGGTTATACAATACTTATGACAATGAAATTAAGTTGCATCAAATCGTACTTGATTGCCAACTTGATGTTCTAACTTAACAAGACAGAATCTTTTAAATCTTTTTATAGGAATATTCAAAATGGCACTTATTGATAAAGTATTAGCAGGGTACACAGCAACCCTTTGGATGCAAGATGATGTAACCCCAACACCTTTAACTGATGCACAGTTGTCAACATGGACAGCCCAAGTTGCTAACATTGTTGGCACAACCGCAGGCGGTACAGGTACAGCAGGTATGGCAGTACCCGTTGAAGCAATCCCCGCTTTTGGTGCTGATGATGCTGTTGCAAGCTATTCAGTAGCAGGTGCAAGAACAGGTGCAAAGATTACAACTCAAAACCAAGTAACTTCAATGAACATTACTTGTGCTTGGAATCCTGCCGACCCTGCAATGCTTCAGATTCGTGATGACGGATACGGTGGCGTTACAGTTCGCACTTATGTTGTAGCTGTTTATGACGGTACAGACACAGTTGCTTATGCGTTCAACGCAATGGTTGGCGGTATGCAATGGGATATGTCACCATCAGCAGAAGGCAAATTTATGTTCACATTGCACCCTGTTGGCGGTAACTCATACGGTTGGACAACCAATTCTTAATTAACTTATAGCCCCCGAAAGGGGGTTTACACTATATGACACAGATAAATAATACAAACGACTTATTACACTTTATTGTTACCCATGCCAATTCAGGCGTTAAGAATTGGTTTGGGTTTCATCAACAGCGTATTGCAGGCATACATACAGCGTATGAGATTGCCAAATTACACGCAGACAAAATGACCCCTGAAGAAGTTGCGGATTATGCTTATAGGCTAAATAACGCAATTTATAACAAACTTGTTAAAGGGGCTGAATAATGAGTTTTGCGAATAAATTAGGCAAGTCGTATGAAATGGTGCGTGACCAATCCAAACTTAAAAAGATTGAGATTGAGTTAGGCGAGATTAAATTTAATCTAAAAGTACGCATACCACTAAAGCATGAAATGGAAGCAATAACAGAAATTATTGCAAATCCTGACCCTGCCAAGGTTGATGCAATATATAACGACCTTACCAAAACCATGAAGCAGTCATTAGAAGATGGTGG